AGGACATTACCCTTTCCTCTTCTTGTGTCTTTTGCGATTTGGTTAGCATCTCTTTCGATTTGGAACATGAGACCTTTAAACTTCTCAACGCTCCATCTACCGTTTGAATCGGTATCAAGGTCAAAAGTACCAGCAGCTGTGGTATCTACTTGAGCACCTTGTTTTGCAACAATGTTAATTGTTCTGATAATCTCTCTGTTAATTTCAGCAAGAATCTCAGTTGAAAGAATATTAGCTAATTCTGTCTCAGCATCTAATCCATGAATAGCTCTTAAATCTTGAGCAAGTTCCATTGAGTATTCAGCTTTTAAAGCTCTTGAGCCAGCTGTTACAGAAACTTTCTCAATTGAGAATGCCATTTCTGGGAATGCGATGTTGGAAGCGTTACCTAATGCTTCAGCTTGGTTAGTTGACATTGCGTCACCGAAGTTATATGATCCAGCTTCAGCGTTGTTTGCTGATACAGGAACTGTTCCGACGTGCTTGTCACCTAAAGTATTAGCGTTAGCTACTCTAGTAGCAAATGCAGTATTTGCTTCATTATAGAATGCTTCAGTAGATGAGTTAGCCATTGAGCTGTACTTAGATCTCATCGCAAAGATAAGGCCTGTTGGACCGCTCATAGGTTGAACACCACACATGTCGTATGCAACCAAGTTAGGCATAGCTCTTCTTACTAAGCTAATTAAAACTGGGTCATAGTTCTGAACACCGTCACCGAATCCAGCAGATCCAGTTGCGTTGACAGGAGTATGAGTACCAGCCTCAGCGAGAAGTGATTGTGAAGAATATGCGCTTCCTTCTCTTAAAGCGATTTCTGTATTTTCTAAAAGTTGAGCTGTAACTGCACGTTTATGAGAATCACCAATCTCTGGTAGGTCATCGTGCTCAAGAATTGGCTGCCACTTCTCAACTAAATTAGTTTTTAGGTCCATAATAGTTCTCCCGTTATTTTACCCTATAAACATTATTTATTTTTTAATAGTGCGTGATATCGCACTCGCATATTGGTCCATCATTGGATCAACTGCAGCCTTTTTCTCTGCTTCTTCTTCGATAGGGGTCTCATCAACCTCTTCGGCAATTACGCTCGGCGAAGCAAAGTATTGCTCTTTAACTACTTCAAGCTTAGACTTGAATTCGTCAAGATTTTCATACTCTAGACCTTCAACTAATGCTGAAAGCTTCTCTTTCTGAGATACTGATAAACCATCAGATGACTCTGATACTAATTTATCGATCTCTAGAGATTCAATTCGTTTGGAGAGCTCAATCTTCTCAGCCATTTCAGCATTGAGCTGCTCTTCTAAACCTTCTAATTGAGCTAGCGCGTCTGCTGCTAGATCAAGTTTGTCTTCAGGAACTGATACGTAGTTTTCTTCGAATAAAGACTTAAGAC